GCTTTGGATGGCTTAACCTACAGAGAGCAGCGCGAGGTCTTGACTGAGGCTGGGATGACAAGTTGTTTCACCGAAAGGCACAATCCCTCCGGAATGCCGACGGAGCAGCTGTTCCCAAACCAGCGAGGTACTGACCCAGTTCTTTTTCCGGTCACCATCAAAAAGCGGCTCTCTCCAGGCTCAGTCGAGGACAACCTTGAGGACCTGCACAGCTCTGACTGGAAGGCGCAAATCCTGTTTGATCATCTGGCCGGCTATTTGGGTTTCCAAAAGTTCCCCGAGAGGCTCAACGCAGAGTTATTCGAGCAGTGCATCTTTGAGACTGAGTTCCGCAAGCTGACAACTAAGACACAGCAAACGCTGCTCAACAATGTCAAGCGCGGAGACCCTCTGTGGAAGCTCAACTTTGTGGATCATTTTGTCAAGTCGCAGTTGAAGGCCAAGTTGGAAACTTTGGGCAAACCAGCCAAGGCCGGTCAGAGCCTAGCCACCTGCCACGATGCCGTCATCCTACTTTTCGGACCAATGGTGCGTTATCTTCGCTGTAAGGTGATGCACAAGTTTCCGGCCGAGTTGTACTGCAACTGCGAGAAGACAGCTGATGATTTCGATCAGTGGGCCCGAGAGCACTGGGTTGACCAGGAGAGCACCGAGAGCGACCTCGAGAACTTTGACTCCACGCAGCGCGGTGATAGCCTGGGGATTGAGCTCAAGTTGATGTATCATTTCGGCCTTGACAGGGCACACATCGCTTTGTTCGACCAGTTCATGAGTGACTGCCGCACCCTGCCCGAGCTCTACTTGTTCTGGAAGACCCACATCATCTCCTCAGTTATAGGGCTTAAGCAGACAGGGCGTGACACCGGCGAACCAGGCACTTACGACTTCAATACTTACTACAACCTGGCGCTGACCATCCTCATGTACAATTTGCCCAGGGGAGTCCCAGTGGCTGTGGGTGGTGATGACATGAGCGCAAACAGGAGGTTGGTCCTTTCGTCCTTCTGGCTTCGCATCCGCAAACACTTCTTGACGGTGGCCAAGGTGGAGTACACAACCAGGCCCAGCTTTTGTGGTTATTACATCACCTCACATGGAGCGTACCGTAACCCCAGGCTCCTGGCACTCAAGACGATGTACCACCTCGACCAGGG